CAGTTCAGGCTGGCGCTTTGACATTGGTGCTGGAAAATAGGACTTCAACCTATGATCCAGACAACACTTCTTCCATCTACAACTGGGATGGTTATTCAATCCTCTCAGCAGGTCTTGGCGTAAGAGTCTCAGCCACTTGGTCTGGAACAACCTATGTCATCTATCGTGGCTATCTTGAGCAACTTGATGTTGATGAATCTTTGGATCCAGTTGCAACCTTCCAGTTCACAGATGCAATGGCATGGATTGGGCGGCAACAAGTCGCTGCAATCTCCAGCTCTTATTCTGGAGACACAACATCCACTCGCCTTGGTCGCATCCTCGATGCTGCTCTCTGGGATTCCTCACTTCGCAACATCACTGGCTCTCGCACCATGCAGCCAACAACCTTTGGAGACACTGCTCTCGCTCTAGGCGATCAGGTCGCTCGATGCGAGTTCGGTCGCTTCTATGCTGACAGATTAGGAAGAGTCACTCTTCTACCTTATGAATCCCTATTCACAACGCCTTCTCGAATCAACTTCTCAGATGCCAGAACTGCTGGAACTGTTGAATATGACACGATCGTGACCAATCCCGGCGCTAAATATATCGTCAATCAGGTCACAATCAATCAGACAACTAGCATCTCTCAGACTTATTCAGACACTACTTCTCAGGGTCGATTCGGTGTCTATGCAAAGTCCTATGATGCTCCATTGCTCGACAATCCAACGGCTGGAGCGCTGGCAGCGATTATTGCTGGCAGATATTCCTTGCCAAAGACTCGCGTTGATCGCGTTGAGTTCGATGCAATCGGCTTGGATTCCTCAGTCTGGGAATCCTTGCTTCAGACAGATCTTGGGGACAATTGCACAGTTCAACGCACAACAGTTGACTCAAGAACTCGAATCTTCACTTCGTTGGTAGAATCAATCCAATATGACATCACTCCAAGCAATTGGCGTGTCGGCATGGATCTTTCACCAGCAGCAGGTGTTGCGTACTTTACAATCGGATCGTCAATCCTTGGTGGATCAGACATCCTCTATGTCTAGGAGATAAACATGGCAGGTGCAGGATACAAACTGTTCGTCAACGGAAACACCCTTTCCGCATCGGACTTGAACACTTACATTCAACAACAGACAGTCATGGTCTTTGCAGATTCAACTGCTAGAACTACGGCGCTCTCTGGAGTTGTCTCTGCTGGAATGATCTCCTATCTAACAGGTACAAACTCTCTTGAGACTTACAATGGATCAGCGTGGGTTGCCAACGGTGTTGGAGATGTCACCCTAACTGGAACCCAGACTCTCACCAACAAGACTTTGACTGCTCCAGTCATTTCCACGATCTCCAACACTGGAACCTTGACTCTTCCAACCTCAACAGACACTTTGGTTGGTCGCGCAACAACTGACACTCTTACCAACAAGACCTTGACTTCTCCAGTCATCAGCTCGATCTCCAACACTGGAACCTTGACCCTTCCAACATCTTCAGACACTCTCGTTGGTCGAGCAACAACAGACACATTGACCAACAAGACCTTGACCTCTCCAGTGATCAGCTCGATCGTCAACACTGGAACCTTGACTCTTCCAACTGCAACAGACACTTTGGTTGCTCGTACAACAACAGACACACTCACCAATAAGTTCTTCCAAGCACCCAATGAAGTTGTTCAGATCATTGGAACTGGCTTTGCTGGTTATACATTCAACATTTTGAACGGCGCGATTGCTTACATCACAGCCGCTTCAACTGCCAACGGCACAATCAATTTCACAGGAAACGCCACACCAACAACTTTGAACACCGTACTATCAACTGGTCAATCGGTAAGTTGCGTTCTAGCGATTACAAACACGACTGCATTTTATCCAACGGCTTTCCAAGTCGATGGATCAGCAGTCACTCCAAAATGGTCAGGTGGAACGGCTCCAACGGCAGGAAACGCATCAGCAATCGATGTTTATTCATTCACAATCATCAAAACTGGCTCGGCTGCTTACACAGTCCTCGCTGGTGGCGCAACTAAGTTCGCATAGGGGGAAAATATGAGTCCATTATTGACAGGCTTCGCGTTCGGCGGAGCTGCTGGTATCCCAAAGGCTACCTATACGGCAACAACAGGATCGCCAACGATCGACACATCAACTCGTGCTGGCAAGACGATTATCAAATACACAGGTTCGGGTTCCATCACAATCGGCGTTGCTGGCACTTGCGAAATCTTACTTGTCGGCGGTGGTGGTGGTGGAACTGGAGCCGGAGCAGGTGGCGTTGTATATAACACAAGCGCAATTCTCCCCGCCGGAACTCTAACAGTAACACTTGGCACTGGTGGAACAAATAGCACATATCCCGTTGGAGTAGGTCTTCCAAGCGCAATCGGCTCAGGTTCAACTCAATACATTGCATTGGGTGGAACTAACACAAATGGAGTCACTAGCGCTAGCAATCTCAATATATCTGGTGGATCAACTGCTGGAACATTTGGTTATTCAGGTGGATTCAACAAAGTTCCGGGAAACGCTCTATTTTCTCAAGGAAATCTTGGTGGTCAAGGAGGAACTTACAATTCAGGAAATGGTGGTCAAGGCGGTGGCGGTGGTGCTGGATCTGCTGGAAGCGTAGGTGGAGCGAATAATGGTCTTGGCGATGCAAATGGTGGATCGGGTGGAACTGGTCTTTCAGTTCCAATCACAGGAACATCGATAACTTATGCCGCAGGTGGTGGCGGAAGTGGTGTTGGTGGTGGAACACAGGGAACTCCTACTGGTAACGGAACCGCAAATACTGGCAATGGTGGCGGTGGCAATGGTGGCGGCATTGGCGGTCTTGGCTATGTTGTAATCGTTCTAGGATAAAGGAAAAGACAATGGCATATTTCGCAAAAATAAATGCAGAAAATAAAGTCACAAACATTCAGCCAATATCAAATTGCGCCATTGGTGGTTGCATTGGCAAAGATCATTGGGATTATCAAGAGGAATATCATAAAAATCACGACAAGGGCATTGACTTTCCAGAATCAGAAACACTAGGTCAAGCAGTCCTCGCTGAATCAGGCTTTGATGGCACATGGCTTCAGACTTCCTACAATGGAAAGTTTCGTGGTCAATATGCTGGTATCGGCATGACTTACGATCCAGACAAAGATGAGTTCGTAGCGCCAGAGCTATTCGATCCAACTCCCGCTTCATAATTTTCAACCCTCAAACTTAGGAGATAACAATGGCAGTTTCATCTGCTCAATTCGCAGTCACAACCTCACCAGTGAAGATTGTCAGCGCTGATGTCGCTGCCGAGATGGTCTATATTCACTCCGAAACTGCAATCGCCTATCTTGGCGGAGACAACACTGTCTCATCAACCACTGGATACAAGCTCGATGTCAATGACAAGATCTCATTGACCAACCATGAGGGTGAAATCTGGGCAGTCTCAGCAGTTGCCAGCACTGTCAGCATCTTGATAATCAGCAAATGAATGCAGACACGGCAACGATTGTCTATTCTTATTTTTTCGTTACTGCCGCAATTCTTGCTGGTGTTGGCGTAATTGCCAAGCACACAATCAAGACTCATACAGAGGCAATTGAAGACAAACTGGCGAGGATCGAATACGCGCTTTACAACGATGGACAGACTGGATTGATCAACAAGGTCGAGCAACTCCTCACCAATCAACAGTCAATCAAAATCGATGTTGAAGTAATGAAGGCAAAGGCAGAAGTCAAGCCTCGCTCAAGGAGTGCCAAATGACAACAGGGGCAGATCTGGTCAAGGTTGCACAATCCAAGATCGGCACTGTTGAAAAGGGTGGCGCTGATGGCAAGTCTGGCAACATCGTTGAGTTCTGGGATTGGTGGAAAGCCAAGACCAAGCAGAATGGTCAAGGTCAATCTTGGTGCGCTTGCTTCGTCAGTTGGTGCTTCGATCAACTTCATGCTTCCTCACTTGTCGCAGCCAAGACTCCAGCAGGATTCATCTACTGCCCAGATGGTGTCAACTATTTCAAGAAGAAGAATCAATTGGTGGATCCCAAGACTGCTCAACCCGGAGACATCATCTTCTTCGACTGGACTGGCGCTGGAATTGCTGATCATGTTGGCATCGTCACCGAGAATCATGCAGCCAATTCTTATCTCATGACTATTGAAGGAAACACGAGCGCCGAGGGCGCAATTGGCGCAAGCCAGCAAAATGGGGGCGGAGTTTATAGCCGCAAGCGTTATCTCGGAAAGACAATCCATGCAGTGGCTCGACCAGCATGGACAACATTCACCCCGACAAAGTAAGGAAATCACAATGAAGAAGAGATTGAGCAACATCGGATTCCGCATCCTCGCAGTCTTTGCAGTGGGCGCACTCTCAACAATTGGAGCATCAGCACTCTTTGGCGTGAAGCCTTGGATTGCAGCCTCAGTTGCTGGTGTCCTTGCAGTCTTCACAGTTGTCGAGGAATTGGCTCGTGATTACGCTGCCGATGGTGGTCTCACAGATACCGAGATCAATGCTGCATTCTCTCGTGCAGTTGCTGAAACTCACGAGGCTGATCTGCCGACAGATAAGACTCAGGGATAACTTGAACATTCAGGGGTTGACTCTCAACCCTGCAACAAAGCAAGCAGCTTCCCTTCTCGCCGAGAAGACCTTTGATCGCTATCGCAACAATCCGGGACACTATCGGAACACCGCGAGCAGCCATCTTGTTGGTCATCTCGGCGAGTTCGCTGCTTTCATCTGGCTCAGGGACAACGGCTTTGAGCCAGTAGCAGCCTTCTCAGATCCGAGCAAAGACAAAGATTGCGACATCTTCACCAATGTCGGGCGCATCGAGGTCAAGACATGGAGTGAGCGTTACTGGGACAAATGGGGTCGATGCGTGTCGGTGAGCCAGTATGCTTCGATCAAGCGGAAAGCAGATTTCATCTTCTGGCTCTCAGTTGATGAAGTTGATTCCGAAACACCAAAAGTTGCTTTCAGGGGTTGGTGTGAGGTTGGCATCTTTGAGGGGATGTCACCGATCATGACTGGTGATGCTGGCAAAGAAGTCAGGAATTATCAGCTCGACCCATCCCAACTGAAGCCAGTTGAAGAGATGGAGAAATTGAATGAAGCGCGAAGAAATCTTGCAACAAGCGATCAACCTAACAATGGGGGATCGCAATGAACAAAATGGTGATCCAAAAGAGAATCATCAAAGAATTGCAACAATCTGGTCAGTAATTCTCGGCATCGAAGTCGAGCCTTATCAAGTAGCACTCTGCATGGCTGGCTTGAAACTTGCTCGCCTTGCCTACAACCCTCTCGATGATTCCTTCATCGATGGCGCTGCTTACTTGGCGATCGCTGGTGAAATCAAATGAGGAATCTCGTCATTCTCGTTCCCAGCCGCAATCGACCAGATAGCATCGTCGAACTGATCAAGTCATTGGATGAGACAGAGACAGAATCTGATCTCATTGTTGTCATCGATTCAGATGAACCTCAGATTGAGGCGTATCTTGAACTCGGTTGTGATGTCCTTATGGTTGAGAAGCAAGGCAAAGGAATGGCAAAGCCATTGAACTTTGCTGCCAATCACTATCGCGACAAGTATCGTCACTTCGCATTCCTTGGCGATGATCACAGACCTCGCACCAAGAACTGGGACACAATCTTCATCAATGCTCTCGATGAACTAGGCATTGGCTTGGTCTATGGCAACGACTTGCTTCAAGGCGAGAAT